ACAAAGAATGAAAAAGCCTCTGCATAACCTTAAATACCAAAATTATGACGTATTTTTATGCGACTAGATCGTGGAGTAGTCAACCACAAATTACCGAAGAAACCATAGAAGCTTGGAAGCACTTAGCTGAAAAGAAGAACTGGAGAATAGTTCAATTACCAAATGGATTTTTTCAAACCGAATACCGAGACGTTAACTGTAATTGTGATTCTGAAAAGGATCATTGTTGCGACAAATGGAACGATGTTACAAGAAGGGAAACAATAGAAGGTGCAGAAACCGCTATAGATGGCAGTATCAGTCACTACAATAAAAAGTTAGAGTTCACAAAAGGACCTAAAGTAGTTAAAACCTTTAAATAAAGTGGAATTATTAATATGTATAGGAATAGTTTTGTTAGGAATACCTATTCATTTCTATCTATACGAAGACTAAAATTAAATTAAATGGAATATAATCAACCCAGCCAAATCGTCAAGTCATTAAACTTCGGCGATAATGCTAAAAATAAAATAATTCAAGGTGTAGAAAAGCTTAATAGCGCTGTTAAATCTACACTCGGTGCCTCTGGTAAATGTGTAATTTACGAAGACGCACTAGGAAAACCGGTGATAACAAAAGATGGTGTAACGGTCGCAGAATCCGTAGTCTTATTTGATCCGGTTGAAAACATGGGTGCTACTTTACTAAAAGAAGCAGCTCAGAGAACAGTGAAAGAAGCAGGCGACGGTACCACAACGGCTACCGTTCTTGCTCATTCATTATTAAATGTAGCTAGTAATCCTGAATATAATAAGGAATCTATTAGAGACGTGAAGAAAGGTATTAAGTCTGGTATGGATAAAGTAATTAAATATCTAGACAAGACAGCAATAGAAGTAGATAACAAGCTTTTAAAACAAGTTGCTACAATATCTTGTAATAATGATGAGGAATTAGGTAAACATATATCAGAAGCTTATAAAAAAGTAGGTGAAGATGGTGTTGTATTAATGGAAGAGTCATTAACAGGGGAAACATATGTTGATGTTGTTGATGGTGTACAGATAGATTGTCCATTAAAATCTAAATATTTAATAACTGATAAAGATAAAGGTGTATGTGAATTAGAAAATCCTTATATACTTATATCTTCTACAGCTATTCCAAATGTTAGAAAGATACAAACAGTGTTGGAATTTTGTATTAAACAAAATAGGCCACTATTAATAGTAGGTGAGTTAGAACAACAACCAAAAGCAGCATTACTAGCTAATAAAGTGAAAGGTAATATAAAGGTTAACTTTATAGACCTACCTGGTTTTGGACCTACAAAAGAAGATACTATAGCTGACTTAGCAATAGTAACTGGTGCTAAAGTAATAAATGAAGAACTTGGAGATGATTTCGATTTAATAGAACCAGATTGTTTAGGTAATGCTATAAAAGTAATCACCAACGACAAACATACAGTGTTTACTGTAAATAAAACAGGTGAGGAACTAAAAGAAAGAATAGCACACGTTAAGAAGCTAATTAAAAAGGAGGATAAAAATCCTTTTATGAGGAAAAAGCTAGAACAAAGGCTAGCAATATTAGCAGGTAGTGTGGGAGTTGTATATGTAGGTGCTGATTCTAAAGTAGAATTGAAAGAGAAAAAGGATAGAGTTGAAGATGCTGTTTATGCTACTAAAGCCGCTTTAAAGGAAGGAATTGTTCCTGGAGGTGGAATTGCTCTATTAAATGCAGCTCAAAATATAGATGAAGATAACATCGGAGAAAAAATATTAACCGAATCTATATTATCACCGTTTTGTACTATACTAGATAATGCAGGTTTAGAAAGATGTAATCCTAAAAAACCTGGTTATGGTATAGATGTTACAAGCGGAAAAGAAGTAGATATGGTAAAAGCTGGAATTATTGATCCGGTTTTGGTAACAAAATCGGCGCTGCGCAACGCAGTATCAGTAGTAACTACTATAATTTCGGCAGATTGTGTAATAAATAATATAAGGATAGTAGATGAAAGCAATTAATTATTACATAGTCATAGAGAAAATAAAAGAAAAGCCTAAGTCTGAAAGTGGGTTTGTTTTAACAGAAACACAAAATGACGATGTTAGGTATTTAAAAGGTCGTGTGGAAAGTATTGGCGATCTAGTAAATGGTATCAAAAAAGATGATATTGTTTATTATGATAAGAATGCTGGTCATGGGATCGAATTCGACGGTAACTATTATTTTGTTATAAAGCACGCAGATGTAGTTATAGTTGAATAGTTAATCAATTGAAATTTAATATAGTCGTGCTGAAATTATTGTTTAACCCTTAAAAAATCTAAAAATGGCAAAATTACACGCAAAATTACTTTACTTCGCGAGTGGAGGTGGTGTTGATGCTGCTGCAGATAACATTGTTATCCCAGCTGCTGACCTTATGTCTATCAACGCAACTGCTGCTACTACATGCAATGTTTATTTTAAGAATCCAAGGATTGCTGAAGGAACTGACGCTGATTCTACAAAGAATTACGTTGAGTTAACTTACACTTCTGGAGCTTATAAAGCAGTATGTACAAGTATAGCTAAAGCTATTGCTGACCCTTACGGTGCAGCTATGCTAGTTGTTGCTGATGATGATAACAGCGTATATGTTGATTCAAACATATCTGCATGTATTATCTCAACCGCTGATGCTGATACTAATCCAGATAACTAATAGTTAAATGAGATTAAGTTCTGCAGATCTACGCGAAATGCAAATTCTTAAGTATTACAGGCTCGTTCGTAAATGGGCCTGTAAAACTTACGAATTAAAAGATGCCGATTTAGAACTTTTAATATATTTAGACTGTAAAGACAGGTTTACACGACAAGAATTTATCGATGGTACATATACTTACTCATGGGATAAAAACCGATGGGAAAGACTAAGACAACAAGGTTGGATAGAAACATGGAGACATCGAAACCGCACTTCAATCAAATACAGTATTTTTAAGACATCATTTAAATGCTCCCAGCTTATAAGTAGGATATATAGAATTCTATTAGGTGAAGAAGATTTACCTACATCAGAAAGATCCAAATTCTACGACAACAAATCATATACAGATAAAGTTTATAATAAAGCTATTGATGATATGATTAAAGACAATGATCGTTAACAATTAAAACTCAATACTATGTTCCCAATTGGAAATATGAAATCTATTATGGCTGCTATAAAGCACTTTAAAAAATCCCAACAAGACAGAAGTTCAAGTAGCGAATCCGTTGGATTCAAACAAGAACTCGGTTCTAATAATGAGGTAAGCGAAGGTCCTTTTAAGAGACCTGTACCTTTTGTAGATAAGAAACCTAGTTTAGATAACTCAGGTATTATACAAAAAATTGTAGGCATGACCAAAAGAGGTCGTCCAGAAAACATACCGGGAGGTGGGGGCTATAATGCACAAGAAGATTTAAGTAACCCTAATATAACATAATTATGCCTGGAAAAAAGAAAAAAGGTGGAGGTTTAAAACCGAAACGAAAATATCAAAAGTATTATAGTAAAAAGAAAAAACAAAAATAGATTATGGCAACATTAACAGCAACATTAAAATTAGTGGCAGCCGCAGGTGGTCCTTTTTCAGACGCCGTGGCGGTGAACTTCACTAAAGCATTTACAACAAACGAAGGTAATAAAGTACATAAACTTAAGCTAGATGGTTCTGCTCAACAGATTCAAGAAGCCGATGACACAGGAAACGTAGTAATAGTAATTAATAATTTATCTGCATCAAATCTTCTTTATGTACATAACACGAGTGGTAACTCAGAAGCTAATACAAGAATAGCTACAATAGGAACTGGAGAATTTGCAGTGATACCGAGCAATGGTGCTGCGGATATATATGTTACAGGTACTTCAGCTCAGTATGTAGAATACATGAGTTTCGCAAAAGCTTAAGATATGAGTAAGTTATTAGCAAAACTTTTCGGTGGTGCCGGTGGTGGTATTGTTGAAAAGATTAGTGGAGTAGTAGATAAATTCGTACGCACTAAAGATGAAAAGGCAGAATTTGAAAAACAAATGACTGAAATCCTCATAGAAGCAGAAGCGGCTATGCAAAAGAATGTTACCGAAAGGTGGAAAGCAGATTTAGAGCACGGAAACTGGTTAACGCGTTCAGTTCGTCCTCTCGTACTCATATTCCTTATAGTGGCGACCGTGCTCATGGTATTTATTGATAGTGGATCATTACAATTTGAAGTAGAAGCCAAATGGGTGGATTTACTTCAATTAGTACTTATGACTACTATTGGTGCTTATTTTGGTGGTCGTAGTGTTGAAAAATATAACAAACTTAAAAACGGAAAATAATGCCTAAGATTAAAAATATAGCTGTAGATCAAGTTATTCATGGAACAGACAAACTTCTTGGATCAGATCAAGGTTCGACAACTAGAAACTATCAAGTAAAAGATATTGCAGCCTGGATGGATGCTACAAATGCTGTTGGATCATCTATAAGATTTGCTTGGCAATATATGAGTACTGCAGATGGATGTGGGGAGTTTTCATCAGATAGTTCTGCTTGGGCAAGTATTACAAGTATAACAGTAAGTAAATATCATTATGATAATTGTAGTGATATTATGGCTCCAGATGCTTTAAATGTATTAGCAAATAGAGACATAGTTATAGTAGAATTAAATGATCGTAATATATGGGGTGCATATTGGGTAAGTAATATAGCTGTTAATAGTAGTAATAGTGATTTTTATGATTTAACATTAACATATAAAACACATAAAGGAACTCCATCAACAGGATTAGTTTATGCTATTCAAGATATAGCTTCTGATGGTTTATTCCAAGGTACTGTTTTAGTAACAAAAAATTTACGTAGAACTGTAACAACTGTTACTCATTCTACCAATACACATACTTGTGATTTAAGTTTAAATGATAATTTTATTATAAATGCTAACGCTGCTACAAATACCATAGCTTTAACTATTACCTCTGATAATGTTGGACAATCTGGTAATATAATAATTAATAACGCTTCTTCTGGTACCGTAGCTTTTGCTGCATTACCTAGTTATATGCACACTCCTTCTGGAGCAACAGTGAATTTTGTAACTGGTAATAGCAAGTCATCAGTACTATCATATATTGTTTTAGCAACAAATAAAGTATTTGTAAATTATATTGGTGACTTCTCTTAAAAAAAATGACACATGGCAAAATGGTTAGGATTCTGGAAAAAAGACTGGTGGACAAAAAGTACAGCTGCATCAACAGCTACTACAGCGTCTACTAGTACTCAATGGGCTACCTCAAAATCCACAACCACAACCTTTAATACTAGTACCAATACCACAACGTCTTTTAATACATCTACAACTACTACTACAGTTTTTAATACTAGTACAATAACTAGTAAATCAACTAATACTGTAGTATCTACAAGTAAAAGTACTACAACTACGTATGAGACTAGTAAAAGTACAAGTACAGTATATAACACTGCGACAAACACTACGACAGAGTATACTACAGCTTGGGCAACAAACAAAAACACTAGCACAGCTTATAATACTACAACAGCTACCACCACAACATTCAACACATCTACAACAACTGTAGTAGAAACTTCAAAAGCAACCGCCACAGTTGTATCTACTAGTAAGTCCACAAACACAACGTGGAGCACCAGTAAAAGTACTACTACTACCTACAACACAAGTACTAACACAACCACTACATATAATACTTCTACTAGCACTGTTGTTGAAACTACTAAATCAACAACTACTACGTATAATACTGATCGAAGTACAAATACTGTTTATAATACAACAAAAAGTACTACAACCACTTGGAATACTAGTACTGCTACTACAACAACTTATAACACTAGTACCACAACTGTTGTTAGTACATCTAAAGCAACTGCAACTGTGGTTGAAACTAGCAAGTCTACGACTACAACATTTAATACTAGTACAGCAACTACTACTACTTTTAACACTTCAACAGCAACCACTACCACATACAATACTAGTACTACAACTGTAATAAGTACTAATAAAGCCACTGCTACGGTAGTATCTACTAGCAAATCAACATCTACAGAATTTAATACTTCTACTACTACTACCACCACGTATAATACAAGTACTAATACAATAACTACTTATACTACTACATGGAACACAAGTACTAGTACAACCACTGTATATAATACTAGCACAAATACAACCACTATTTTTAATACTACCTTTAATACTAGCACAAATACAACCACTACGTTCAATACGACAACTGCAACTACAACAACGTATAATACTAGTACGAGTACAGTAGTATCAACTAGTAAAGCTACAGCAACAGTAGTAAGTACGAGTAAATCTACCACAACAACATATGAAACTAGTAAGAACACTACTACTACATATGAAACTAGTAAATCTACTACTACAACGTTTAATACCGCTACAACAACTGTTATTTCTACAAGTAAAGCAACAGCAACGGTTGTATCTACATCTAAAAGTACAAGTACAGCATGGAGCACTAGTAAATCCACGACAACTACTTTTAACACAAGTACTGATACAACAACTACATACAACACCGCTACATCAACAGTTGTTGAGACTAATAAAAGTACTAATACTGTTGTTTCTACAAGTAAGTCAACTACTACAACGTTTAACACTAGCACAGCAACAACTACAACTTTTAATACTAGTACCAGTACTACAACCACATATAATACTAGTACGTCTACAGTAGTAGAAACTTCAAAATCCACCACGACAACCTATAATACCGATCGAAGCACTAATACGACTTATAACACTACAAAGTCAACTACTACAACTTGGGAAACTAGTAAAAATACCACAACTACGTATAATACCCAAACTACTACAGTTGTATCGACTAGTAAAACTACAGCGACAGTAGTATCTACTAGTAAAAGTACAACAACCGCTTATGAAACTAATAAGAATACTACTACAACTTATAACACATCTACCGCCACAACTACTACATACAATACTCAAAAAGGTACAATTACAGTATATAATACTTCCACTAGTACGGTAGTAAGCACAAGTAAAAACACAAATACAACGTGGCAAACTAGTAAATCAACCACAACAACATTTAATACTAGTACAGATACGACGACAACGTTTAATACAACTACAGCAACAACAACTGTTTATAATACAAGTACAGATACAGTGGTTAGTACAAATAAATCAACAACCACCACTTGGAGTACTAATAAAAATACCACTACTACATTTAATACCACCACTGCTACAACTACAACTTTTAATACCACCACCGCAACTACAACAACTTACAATACAGCGACAACAACTGTAGTAAGCACTAGTAAAGCAACTACCACAACATATGAGACTAGTAAATCTACATCAACAGTGGTGTCTACTAGTAAGACAACTAGCTCAGTATTTAATACAAGTACAAACACAGAGACGACTTATAATACCTCTACTGCTACAACAACGACTTATAATACAAGTACTACTACTACTGTTAGTACATCTAAAAGCACAACCACAACGTTTAATACAAGTACTAGTACGACTTATAACACTAGTACTACAACAAATATTAATACAAGTACTCAATATAATACGTCAACAAATACAACGACAACTTTTAACACTAGTACTAATACCACTACCACGTATAATACAAGTACAACAACGGTTGTTAGTACTAGCAAGTCAACTACTACAACCTACGAAACAAGCAAATCAACAACTACAACATGGAGTACTAATAAAAACACTACTACTACATTTAACACTAGTACGTCAACAACAACAACCTATAATACAGCCACTAGCACAGTAGTTGAAACAAGTAAAACCACTACAACTACTTATAATACTAGTAGATCAACCAATACTACATATAATACTCAAAAAACAACATCTACTACATGGAGTACTAGTAAGAATACAACAACTACATATAATACAGCTACAACAACAGTTGTAAGTACATCTAAAGCAACAGCTACAGTCGTAAGTACTAGTAAATCAACTAACACAGTTGTTTCTACAAGTAAAAATACTTCAACAACCTTTAACACCACTACTGCAACTACGACCACATACAATACTTCAACTAATACCACCACAACTTACAACACTGCTACAACAACAGTTGTTTCTACAAGTAAAAATACTAATACAACTTGGGGTACAAGTAAATCTACTAATACTGTATTTAATACTTCAACAGCAACAACCACTACATATAATACTTCAACTGATACAACAACTACGTATAATACAGCAACGTCTACTGTAGTAGAAACTTCAAAATCTACTAACACAATTGTTTCTACAAGTAAGAGTACTTCCACCACCTTTAATACTACCACAAGCACAACAACCGTGTATAACACAAGTACAGATACTACAACCACATATAATACTGCTACAACAACATCATGGGGCACTCTTAGGAGTACAGATGAAACTTCATCAACAACTAAGTCGACAACAACGGCGTATAATACAAGTACTAGTACATTGACTTCAACAGCATATAACACAACTAAATCTACCACAACTACTTGGAGTACTAGCAAGAATACTACTACTACGTGGAATACTAGTACACTCACAACTAAGGCAACAACAACCAATTATAATACAAGTACCTCTACTACCACAACAACAACATATAATACTTCTACAACTACAGCTTATAATACGTCAACAAGCACTAGTACAAATACCGTGGTAAGCACTAGTACGTTATACAGTAAAACAACTAATACTACAACTCAATATAATACAAGTACAACTACTAATACTACTACAACGTATAATACAAGTACTGTAACAAACAGAAATACAACTACATCTTGGAGTACCGCATATAATACCTCCACATCAACAGAAACCACTACTACTTATAACACAAGTACTGACACCACTAGAAGCACAACTACAACTTGGACTACCGCATATAATACCGCTACTCAGACTTCAAAATCTACAACTACAACTTGGAGCACCGCATATAATACTACCACCACCACTGTATTTAACACCTCTACAACCACTGCATATAATACCTCTACTACTACAACTTTTTTAACCCAAACAATATATACTACATCGTGGAATGTTAACACAACCACTACGTATAATACAACAACTTCAACATTAACCACTTTTTCTACTGCGTATACAACAACTTATAATACACATTATGTTTCGTATTATAATACTAGTACACAAACTCAAACAGATGGAGGCGGTGGAGATTGTTTTAGAGGATGTCAATAATAAATAATTAACTATGGCACATAGATTTAGAGATTCATATTTAGCAGCTAACTTAACATTTACAGATGATAAGATAACATATCATTGTCCAGAATTAAATGATACTAGAGAGATAATGATGTCTTGGGAACAACCTATTATGGAAAAAATGGCAGAAGTTGCTGTAGCCGCGGGAGATCATGTGTTAGAGTGTGGTTTCGGAATGGGTATATTATCTACTGCTGTTCAAGCTAGAAACCCTGCTTCACATACTATAGTTGAATGCCATCCGGAAATAATAGTAAAATTAAAAGCGTGGGCAGCTGATAAATCTAATGTAATTATTAAGGAAGGTAAGTGGATAGATTTATTATCTGAAGAAACAACTAGATATGACGCAATATTAATGGATACATATGTAGATGATGATTTACATAAAGATTTTAGATATTTTTGTAAACAAAAAGCTAATAGTACATGTAAAATTAGTTGGTGGAATTTTAGTGGTGGAACAACAGACGAATGGATGATGTTTTATTGGGATAATGTATCTTTTACTGAGGTAGCTGTAGATCCTGTAGAGAACACTTATTATAATAGAGATAAATATTATGTACCTTTATATACACTTACTAGAACAGAGGGTTTTGGTGTTAAAGCTGGTTCTGTAATATATGATAGTGATTCTAGTAGCGTTGATATTAAATATACTCCTAACTATGAAAGTAGCGTACTTTCTTGTGCGGATCCTTCTAATCCTAGTTTAGAACTTAAATCAGGAGTTGAATGTAGGGTTATGAAATGTCAAGGTGTATTTACATTAAACACTAATTTAATAAGCGGTAGTGCTAAACTACCCATGGTAGTAAAAAGAAATAATAATTGGATCGATGTAGTTTTAAAAGACGTTGTGGCTGGTGATATTTTATACACCTTAGATGGGGAAGTAGAAGTAACAAGTAATAATTTTGATAATTCTGAAAACAATGAAGTTCATGTTATATATGAGATACAATCAGATTTCAATTATTTTGTAAATAAAGTATTAATAAGAAAATCAATAAGTAATGCATAGTATATCATTAAATCCTCTTGGTAGTTTTTTCGATATTTGGCGTAGAATTCTAACGCCACACATACTGTATATTATTAATACTACAACTACTACAACTTGGCAAACAACTCAAAATACATATAGATTAACAAATCGTGGTACTACTAAAAATACTAATAGAAACACAGACACAACTTGGAGTACATCAAAAAGTACCTCTACTGGTACCTCAAGACAAACACATAGAGATACTTCAACATCAAGTAGTACTGTTATCTCAACTAATCACGTTACTACGTGGGCTACTAGTAGAACCACTGTATATAATACAAGTACAGATACTTCAAGAACTACAACTACATCTTGGAATACTGCATATAATACTACCACTGAGACGCAGAGATCTACAACTACAACTTGGAGTACTGCGTATGAAACAGACAAAACAACTAATACAACAACTACATATAATACAAGTACTACAACTAGCAAAACTACTAACACAGATTACACTACTACTTATAATACAGCTACTAGTACAACTACTACAACCACGTATAATACATCTACTACAACAACAACTACTACACAATATACTACTAATTGGAATACAAGTACGGCTACTAATACCACAACAGCTTATAATACGTCAACTACCACCCAAATTCAAGAAACTGATAAAAGTACTAATACAACAACTACATATAATACATCTACCTCAACAACAACTGAGTATACAACGACTTGGAGTACTTCAAAAAATACTACAACTACATGGAATACAAGTACAACTACTACCACTACATACAATACCTCAACCAATACATTAACTACAACAGCTTATAATACAAGTACTAGTACAACTACAGAATATAATACCACCACAGCAACTACTACTAGATACAATACTTCTACAAGTACAGTTGTGGAAACTAGTAAAACAACATCTACCGTTGTATCCACAAGTAAGTCTACTAATACAACGTGGAGTACAAGTAAAAATACTACAACCACTTATAATACAACAACAGCAACTACTACTACTTATAACACATCTACTTCAACAGTTGTTCAAACGAGTAAAGCCACTGCTACTGTAGTAAGTACGAGTAAAAGCACCACAACTACGTGGTCTACAAACAAGAATACTACAACATCATACAATACAACAACAGCCACTTCAACTACGTACAACACTAGTACATCAACTGTAGTTAGTACTAGTAAAGCAACCGCTACAGTTGTATCAACTAGTAAATCTACGAATACTGTTGTATCTACTAGTAAAAATACATCTACAACATACAATACTCAAACAGCTACAACAACAACTTATAATACCTCTACAAATACTACGACTACATATAATACATCAACATCTACAGTAGTTAGTACAAGTAAATCAACTAGCACAGTATTTAATACGTCAACAGACACTACTACGGTATATAATACTGCTAGGAGTACAAACACAACATATAATACAACTAAAGATACTACTACTACGTATAATACTTCTACGAGCACTGTGGTTAGTACATCCAAAAGTACTACTACTACGTGGAGTACTTCAAAGTCTACCACTACTACATGGAATACTAGTACAGCTACGACAACTACTTATAATACGTCTACTAACACAACAACGACTTATAATACATCTACAAGCACGGTAGTATCTACGAGTAAAGCCACTGCAACTGTAGTGTCCACTAATAAAACAACAACAACAACATATAATACTAGTACTAATACCGAGACTACAATGAGTACTAGTTTTGCAACTTCAACTACTACTGTAGTTAGTACATCTAAAAATACTACAACAACTTATAATACAGCTACTAGTACTGTTGTCTCAACAAATAAGAATACTACGACTACATATAACACTAGTACCGCAACAGCTACGGTAGTATCAACAAGTAAAAACACAACTACTACATATAATACTAGTACTGCAACCACAACAACGTATAACACATCCACTAATACTACTACCACTTATAATACTTCTACTTCTACAGTTGTATCGACAAGTAAATCAACAAATACTATTGTAGAAACTAGTAAATCTACTAATACAACTTGGAGCACTAGTAAGTCTACGAATACTGTTTATAACACCTCAACTAATACCACTACAACTTATAATACGAGTACAAGTACGGTTGTTTCAACAAGTAAATCAACTAACACAACTTGGTCTACTAGCAAAAGTACTGCTACTAGTTGGAGTACTAGTAAGTCAACTACTACTGCATTTAATACTACAACTGCAACTACTACCACTTATAATACATCTACAAGTACTGTTGTTGAAACAGATAAAGGTACTACTACTACATATGAAACATCTAAATCAACTAATACAGTAGTATCCACTAGTAAATCTACAAATACTGTTTATAATACTTCAACTAACACGACAACTACTTATAATACATCTACTAACACTACGACTACTTATAACACTAGTACCAACACTGTAGTAGAAACTACTAAATCAACTAGTACTGCGTTTAACACATCTACAACAACTACAACTGTTTATAACACGTCAAGAAGTACTGATACAACATATAATACTACTAAAAATACTACTACAACATATAATACATCAACTACGACAGTGGTATCTACTAGTAAATCAACAACAACAACTTACGAAACTAGTAAGTCAACTACAACAGCGTGGAGCACTAATAAGTCAACTACAACCACTTATAATACTCAAACCGCTACTACGACAACCTATAATACTAGTACATCTACTGTTGTTCAAACTAGCAAGTCAACAGCTACAGTGGTGTCTACTAGTAAAAACACAACGACTACATTTAATACAAGTACAGCTACTAATACTGTTTACAATACTAGTACTAACACCACAACTACTTACAACACTAGTACAAGTACAGTTGTAGAAACTAGTAAGAGTACAACGACTACATATGAAACAACTAAATCTACATCTACTACCTTTAATACAAGTACATCAACAACTACAACGTATAATACATCTACTAATACTACGACAACGTATAATACCTCTACTGACACAGTGGTTAGTACGAGTAAAAGTACAAACACGGTAGTATCAACAAGTAAAACTACTAGCACAACTTATAACACTAGTACGAGTACTGAAAAATTAACTGCTACTGTTGTAAGTACTAGTAAGAATACTACGACAACTTTTAATACATCTAAAGATACAACAAGATCTACAGCAACTGTAGTAGAAACAAGCAAGAGTACAGCTACTACATGGCAAACTAGTAAAAATACTACTACTACTTATAATACTAGTACAGATACCACTACGACATATAATACTTCAACTAGTACTGTAGTTGAGACTAGTAAAAGTACAAATACATCTTGGAGTACTAGTAAATCTACTACAACGACATGGAGTACTAATAAAAGTACTACTACTACGTATAATACATCTACTGATACCACTACAACTTATAATACGAGTACAACCACTGTGGTTCAAACAAGTAAAAATACTACTACGGCATATAATACCTCTACAACAACAACTACAGTTTATAATACAAATAGAAGTACAGACACAACATATAATACAACAAAAAGTACCACAACTACTTATAATACTTCTACTAGTACAGTGGTAGAAACCACTAAGAGTACAACTACAACGTATGAGACAAGTAAAAGTACCACAACAACATTTAATACAACAACTGCTACAACAACCACGTTTAACACGTCTACTAATACTACTACAACATATAATACTAGTACTAGCACCGTGGTTAGTACAAGTAAAAACACTAATACAGTATATAATACAACCACAGCAACAAGCACTGTATTTAATACTAGTACATTAACATCAAAAGCAACATCAACTGTTGTATCAACGAGCAAGAGTACTACAACTGCTTATAACACTAGTACTAGTACTACAACAACATATAACACACAAACATCAACAACAACAGCATATACTACCACGTGGTCTACTAATAAAGGTACTTCGACGACTTGGACTACAAGTAAATCAACTTCTACTTCGTGGTCTACTAGTAAAAGTACTACAACAGCATTTAACACAAGTACAACCACAACAACAGCATATACTACAACTACTACAGTGAATACAACTAGGTGGTGGTATAGTGGAGCATATGTAAAAGATTATTCTACAGAAAGACAAGATTTCACAAATAGAGAACCACTTGATGGTGAAACTAGCATGGCATAAGTAGAAAACACAAAAAATGTGTGATAATATATAGTAATAACAATTAAATTTAATAATATGCAAATGTTTAATAAAAAAGAGCTGGACGGTAGAATCGGACCACTCAAGAAGAATAAAAAACTATACGACTTAGAACCAGTTGAAGGTTATTTAATAAGAAAGTGTAGTGAACTAGGTTTAGAAACTAGTTACGACGTAATGGCTGACGAAATGCCTTACTTTAAAACTATGGCTTATACTGAGTTCGCAACTAATTTTTACATGCAGCCATTAAACACTAAGCTTAGAAATGAGCAGATGTTAGATGCTTGGCATGATGATGTTAAGGACGTAGATGATTGGACAGATCATTTGGTAGAAAATATTTTATCTAAAAATGCTAATAAATATCAAGGTAGAAAAGAATCATTTGAGAAATATCCTCCAAAAGATTATTTAGTAGTATTACCAGGTTCAAATAAAGTTAAAACTAATGTTTGTTTGAATAGATTAAAACAAATATCAAAATCTCACGGTAATAACGTATATTTTAAACCACATCCCATTACAACACATCAAATTATTGGTGAATTAAAGGATTTTTTTGGTGAAGAAAATATATTACCTAGAGATGTAGATATGTATCATTATTTACAAAAAGCAAAACATGTCTACACAACTCATATTAGTGAAAGTGCTATTTATGCTGCGGTTTTAGGTAAAACAATATCACCAATAGATACTTGGAATAGTATACAACAAGGTTCATTTGCTTGTATAAATAATTATTTGTTTGATAATCAACATAGGATAAAAGAATTTATAAATAAGTGTTTTTCTAGTCCAAAATCTGGTATTATAAATCCAAAAGTAGATAAAGATTGGAGAGAAAAAGTTGATAAATATCTCGATTATATATGTACAAAAAGAGATAAATATAAAAACTGGTTTATTGTAGTAAATAAAAAGAAAGCAGTTAAAAAATAAAAAACATTAAAAAGCGTGACAATTGCGTGATAATATAAAAGTGAATTAAAATTTAATAAAATGGCAAAAAATAAAATAAAACCTACTAAAATAACACAAGAAGAACTTATTGAGTTACAAGGAACAGTTAAAGCAATCAATAACATTCAAATGGATTTAGGTAGTATAGAAGTACAAAAGGCACAAATGATAGGTGCTGCGCTTAAATTTAGAGATAAATTAAGTGAAAAACAAAATAATTTAAAAGAAAAATATGGTAATGTTAATATTGATATTACCGATGGATCTATAAAACCTGCAGAAGATGGCGAAGTTAATAAGAAAAATTAGTATCGGTAGAGACTATAAAAATGAAGCGATGCATTATTCCGTAGGACAAGAAGTGTATGGTGGACATACAATATGCGATATCGTAGAAAATGACGATAAATATAGTGTTTTTATATCAAAAAAAGATGATGTAATGCCTTGGAAAGATTTTAACAAAAACATGGCTATATCAGTTGAATATAATCTAGAGTATTAATGAAGAGCACGTTTTATTTTTTAATAAAACCTAAAGCGAAGCGATACAATAATACTAAAAAGATAGGAGATAAAGAATTAATTTTAAACTCTGAAATATTCGATCATAAGTATATAAGTAGAGAAGCTATAGTTGTAGGTTTACCAGCTGAGTTTGAAACTGAAATAAAAGAGGGTTATGAGATTATAGTTCATCATAACGTTTTTAGAAGATGGCACAATGCTAGAGGTCAAGAAAAGAATTCTAGTAATTTTATATCAGAAGATTTATATAAAGTAAGTTTAGATCAAATCTTTGCATACAAAAAGTGCTCATGTAACAATAAGTGGAAAGCTTTAAAAGGATATTCGTTTATTAAACCAATACAAAATGAAGTTGGTTTAGAAGCTAAGCAAATAGGTATTATAAAGTATTCTGATGGTAGTTTCAAAAAAGGAGAATTAGTAGGATATAATCCAGCTGGAGAATATGAGTTTATTATAAATAATAATAGGCTTTATCGAGTGAATAATAAATTTATTGAAATTAAATATGAATATCAAGGAAAAGAAAAAGAATATAATCCAAGCTGGTTACAAAGCAGTTGAGGAGTTAGTTAAAGTTGCTAAAGAACCTATTGTTGATAGTGGAGATGATATAACAGCAGATAGATTAAAAAATGCTGCAGCAACAAAGAAATTAGCTATATTTGATGCTTTTGAAATATTAACTCGTATACAAGAAGAAGAAGCTATACTAAATAACAAGCCTTTAAAAAAAGAAGAAGAGAAGTCATTTAGTGGTTTTGCAGAACGAAGATCTAAGTAATGTATAAACAAACTTTATATAAGGTTATACAACCTGTTAAAATAAACACTATAAAAAGACTAAATAAGTCTAAAAAGTGGAAATATGGTTATAATAAAGAAAACGATATTATAGTTATAAGTAAAACAGGTCAAATAGGTGATATATATGAGATACAAAATCTCAAAGTAGCATTACCACCAACATATAAGAACATTAAAAAGTTTGATAATGACAAATGGCAGGTAACTGAGCAACCTAAAGCATTAAAAAGAATTAAAACTATATTTGATTGGAAAGAATATCCTAATGATTTTAAAAATCAATATATAGATTATATAGAAGAAGAGTTTAGAAGAAGAGAAGAAGGATTCTGGTATTATAACAAAGGTGTACCAACATATATAACAGGTACTCATTATATGTACTTACAATGGAGTAAAATTGATGTAGGTAAACCAGATTTTAGAGAAGCAAATAGAATATTTTATATCTTTTGGGAAGCATGTAAAGCAGATACTAGATGTTATGGAATGTGTTATTTAAAGAATAGACGTTCTGGTTTTTCTTTCATGGCTTCAGGGGAAATAGTTAATTTAGCTACTATCTCAAGTGATTCAAGATATGGTATTTTATCTAAAACAGGTGCTGATGCTAAAAAGATGTTTACTGATAAGGTTGTACCAATTTCAGTTAATTATCCATTTTTCTTTAAACCGATTCAAGACGGTATGGATCGACCTAAAACAGAACTAGCATATAGAGTACCAGCTAGTAAATTGACTAGAAGAAAAATAACTAGTAATGAAAAACTAGAAGAATTACAAGGGTTAGATACAACTATTGATTGGAAGAACACAGGAGATAACAGTTATGATGGTGAAAAGCTAAAATTATTAGCACATGATGAAAGTGGTAAATGGGAAAGACCAGATAATATATTAAATAACTGGAGAGTAACAAAAACCACATTAAGACTTGGTAGTAGAATTATAGGAAAATGTATGATGGGATCTACTTCTAATGCTTTAGATAAAGGTGGTGATAATTTTAAGAAACTATATAATAATTCAGATGTTACACAAAGAAACCGCAACGGACAGACTAGCTCGGGATTATATAGTTTGTTCATACCTATGGAATGGAACTACGAGGGATTCATTGATTCTTATGGACACCCTGTATTCGATACGCCAGAAACAGAGGTTGAAGGGCCTTATGGAGAATATATCGACACAGGAATTATTAAACATTGGGAAAATGAAGCAGATGGATTAAAAAACGATCAAGATGCTTTAAATGAATTTTATCGTCAATTTCCTAGAACTGAAGAACACGCTTTTAGAGACGAAACAAAAGGAAGTATATTTAATTTAGTTAAAATATACGAACAAATAGATTATAATGATATTAATCCAAATCCAATTATTGGAAGTTTTGTTTGGGAAAATGGTATTAAAGATTCAAGAGTAAAGTTTTTTCCAGATTCAAATGGTAATTTTAATTTATCTTGGGTACCATCATTTAAGTTACAAAACAATATTATCATTAAAAATGGTAAAAAATATCCTGGTAATGAACACATGGGAGCTTTTGGTTGTGACTCTTATGATATTTCAGGAACAACAGATGGTAAAGGATCTAATGGAGCTTTACATGGATTAACAAAGTTTTCCATGGAAGATGCTCCACCTAATAGTTTCTTTTTAGAGTATATAGCTAGACCAGCAACAGCTGAGATATTTTTTGAAGATGTTTTAATGGCATTAGTATTTTATGGAATGCCAATATTATGTGAAAATAACAAACCTAGACTTTTATATTATTTAAAACGTAGAGGTTATAGAGGATTTTCAATGAATAGACCAGATAAAATTTGGAACAAATTATCTGTTGCAGAAAGAGAAGTTGGTGGAATACCAAACTCAAGTGAAGATATTAAACAAGCTCACGCTTCTGCTATAGAGAGTTATATACAACAATATGTCGGTGCAGGTGAAGAAGGAAACTACGGTAATATAAGTTTTAATAAAACATTAAATGACTGGGCTAGGTTTGATATTAATAATAGAACAAAGTTTGATGCTACTATTAGTTCAGGATTAGCAATTATGGCATGTAATAAAGATTTATATAGACCAAGACCAGAAAGAACAACAGCAAATGTTAGTTTTGGTTTTAAAAAATACAACAATAAAGGTATGTTATCAAAAGCAATAAACAATGATTAAAACACAAGTAAAATCTGGATTTCCTAGTCAGGCAGTGCCTGATATTGAGAAATCTGATGAAAAATATGGATTGCAGGTTGCAAGAGCCATAGAAGCTGAATGGTTTGGTACTGATAGCGGTAGTGAGAGATATCTTGATACGCAGCTTCGTTATCATGATTTAAGATTATACGCTCGTGGAGAACAATCAATACAGAAATATAAAGATGAATTATCTATTAACGGTGATTTATCTTATCTTAATTTAGATTGGAAACCAGTACCTATTATACCTAAATTTGTAGATATAGTAGTAAATGGTATTAATGAAAGATTATATGATATAAAAGCTTTCTCTATTGATCCAGCGTCTGCAAAAAGAAGAACAGATTATATAGAAGGTGTATTAGAAGATATGCAGTTTAGATCTTTTAAAGAAAATGTTAAAGAACAAACTGGTATTAATACTTTCAACAACGATCCAATGAATTTACCAACAGATGATGAAGAATTATCTGTTCACATGCAATTACAATATAAGCAATCTATTGAAATAGCAGAAGAAGAAGCTATAGCTAACGTAATGAATCTTAATAAATATGATTTATTAAAGAAACGTTTAGATTATGATTTAACTGTTTTAGGAATAGCTTGTGTTAAAAATGGTTTTAATACCGCTGAAGGAATAACGGTAAATTATGTAGACCCTGTTAATTTAGTTTTTTCATATAGTGAATCACCTTACTTTGATGATTTATGGTATATTGGTGAAGTTGAAAGGGTAAAAATAAAAGATCTTAAAAAGCAATTTCCTGAATTAACAATAGAAGATATTGAAGACATAGAAACGAAATATCAAGGTCCTGATACAGATAAATATAATTATTATAAAAAATCTGCGCATGAAAATGACAAAGGATATGTTAATGTTTTACGTTTTGAATACAAAACTTTCAACGATCAAGTTTATAAATTAAAGAAAGGTTCTAGCGGTGGAGATAAAGCTTTAAAGAAAGATAACACATTTAATCCACCTAAAGACGAAAGAGCTAGATTTCAAAGAGTAAAAAGATCTATAGAGGTTTTATATTCTGGTGTTAAAATAGTTGGTCATGATTATTTGTTTGAATGGAAAAAATGTGAAAACATGACTAGACCTAAAGCAGATATAACTAAAGTAGCTATGAGTTACTGTATAACTGCTCCAAGAATGTATAAAGGTAAACCAGAATCTTTAGTTGGTAGAATGATAACGTTTGCTGACATGATTCAGTTAACACATTTAAAGTTACAACAAGTTATGTCAAGAGTAGTTCCAGATGGTGTATATTTAGACGCTGATGGACTTGCTGAAATAGATTTAGGTAACGGAACTAATTATAATCCACAAGAAGCTTTAAATATGTACTTCCAAACTGGTTCTGTAATTGGTAGATCAATGACACAGGATGGTGATTTTAATAATGCTAGAATGCCGATTCAAGAATTACAATCAAGTGGAGGTCAAGGTAAGATACAAAGTTTAATACAGTCATACAATTATTATTTACAAATGATGCGTGATGTTACTGGACTTAACGAAGCAAGAGATGGTAGTATGCCAGACAAACAATCATTGGTTGGATTACAAAAACTTGCGGCTGCTAACTCAAATACAGCTACTAGACATATTTTACAAGCTGGTGTTTTCTTAGCTTTAAAAACAGCTGAAGCGGTATCTTTAAGAATATCTGATGTTTTAGAATATTCTAATACTAGAAATCAATTTGTACTTTCTTTAGGTAGATTCAACGTTGGAACATTAAGTGAAGTTAAAAAATTACATATTCATGATTTTGGTATATTTTTAGAATTAGCTCCTGATGAAGAACAAAAACAACAATTAGAGAATAATATTCAAATGGCATTACAGCAACAAGCTATAAACTTAGAAGATGCTATTGATGTTAGAGAAATAAAGAATTTAAAATTAGCTAATCAGTTATTAAAGGTTAGAAAAAGAAAGAAATTTGAACAAGATCAAGCTATTCAACAACAAAATATACAAGCTCAATCTGAATCTAATGCTCAAGCGGCTCAAGCATCAGCTCAAGCTGAAATGGAAAAAGAACAAGCTTTAACAGAGAGTAAGATTAGTGTTAATCAAGCACAACTTGAATTTGATATTAAGAAAATGGAAAAAGAAGCTCAAATTAAATTTGATTTAATGCAAAAAGAATTTGAATTAAATATGCAACTTAAATCTCAAGAAAGTAGTGTAATTAAAGATAAGGAGAAGTATAAAGAAGATAGGAAAGATGAGAGAACTAAAATACAAGCTTCTCAACAAAGTGAACTTATAGAACAAAGAAAAAAGGATACTGGATCTAAAAAGTTTGAATCCGCTGGGTTTGACAGTTTAGGCGGTTTCGACTTGGAACAATTTGAGCCAAGGTAATTTAACATTTAAAAAACAAAAAAACAATGGAACAAAGAATGAAAACTTTTCCAGGTAATATATCTGGATCTACATTTCAGATAGCTGGTGGTGATCCTATAGTACCTCCAACTGATTGTGTATTTGTAGCTATAACAGCTTTAGTAGCAACTGATTTTGCTGCTTCTGGTGGTTTAGTTGCTGATACAGCTACAAGATGGGCAAATACAGAAGATGCTGCTAATGATTTAGCTGCAGACGCTGAAACAACAGCAGAAGGATCTGGTGGTGTACAAATAAATGCAACAAATTTTGATTTACCAGCTGGATGTACAATTTATGGTAAATATACATCAATTGATGTAGGTGCTGCTGGACAAATTATAGCGTATTACGCTAAGAAGTAAATTTTTATTAATTAATTTTATAATATTATATTATGGCAAATGAAAAACAACAAAAAGAGGTTGTTGAACAAGTAGCTGACGAGAAAGTCGAAGCTAAAGTAATTGAAGAACCTCAAAAAGATACCGGCTTCCAGGAAGACGGTTCTTACAAGGTGGATTTAAGTAAACCACCTGTAGAAAAAGAAACCACTAAAGAAAAAGTGGAAAAACCTGTGAAAGAAGAAAAAGTAGAAGAAAAAGTTGAAGAAACTGAAGTTCCTACTTTACAAGAAGTCACAGAGGAAGAACAAACTGAAGAATCTGTTGAAGAAGCAGAAGAAACAGTTGAAGAAGAAATAGAAGATAAAGCTCCAGAAGTGGAACTACCAGAAAACATTGAGAAACTCGTGGAGTTTATGAATGAGACTGGTGGAACGATTGAGGATTACGCCCGCCTCAATGCGGATTACTCAAATGTTGATGACGAAGCACTCTTGCGAGAGTACTACAAGTCAACAAAACCTCATCTTTCTTCAGACGAAGTTAACTTCATGATTGAAGATAATTTTGCTTTTGATGAAGAATCAGATGAACCAAGGGATGTAAAAAGAAAGAAACTTGCTTATAAAGAGGCAGTTGTTCAAGCTAAAAACCATTTGGAAACTCTGAAGAGTAAATATTACCAAGAACTTAAGTTAGGTTCGAAGTTATCTAAAGATCAACAAAAGGCTATAGAATTTTTCAACCGCTACAACGATGAGCAAGGACAAGCTAGTGATTTAAACGCGAAACAACAGAAACATTTTAACAAAGAAACTGACAAAGTTTTTAATGAAAAATTCAAAGGTTTTGATTTTCAAGTTGGAGACAAAAAATATCGTTATAACGTTAAAGATGTGCAGGAAATAAAGAAATCCCAATCGGATGTGATGAATGTTTTCAGTCAATATGTTAGTAAAGATAATTTACTACAAGACGCTAAGGGTTACCATAAATCTTTGTTTGCTGCGAGAAACGCTGATGCTTTAGCTAATCACTTTTACGAACAAGGCAAAGCCGATGCTATTACACAGATGACTTCTGAAGCTAAGAATATAAACTTAGACGGAAGAAAATCTGCGGATGGCCAAGTTACTGCCGGAGGTCAAAAAGTGAGAGTTATAAGCGGCGATACTAGTTCTAGCTCTAAATTTCGACTTAAAAATTATTAAAAACAAGTTTAACAATTAAAAATTAAAAATTATGGCAACGGTAAGTTTATCGGGTCCTGCTAGTGGTGCTATAGTTACTCCAGCGTATCAACAAATGACGCTTGCAGCTAACTATCTAGACATCCAAAACAATGGTTGGGCTCAACAATATCTTCCTGAATTATATGAAAAGGAAGTAGACAGATATGGTAATAGAACTTTATCTGGCTTTTTATCTATGCTAAGTGCAGAATTACCTTTACAATCTGATCAAGTAGTTTGGTCTGAGCAAGGTAGATTACATTTAGCATACACAGGTGAAATTAATCCTGTAACGGGTGTGATTGATGAAATCACTAACATTGACAGTGGAGCTAGTGAAGCTCATGCTGTTAGAAAAGGTGCTACTGTAGTAGCTGTAGTAAACGATGTAGTTTTCAAAGCTATCGTAACTGCAGGTATTGACGGTGGTAATGGATCAGAGTCAGCAAGTACTTCTGCTTTAACAATTAGACCTTATACTGTAGATCACGTAGATAATATCTCTGGTATTACTACAGCTAATAACCAAGTTATTAAGTTCTTCGTATATGGTTCTGAATTTGCTAAAGGACAAGATACTATGCAAGATTCTGTTGAACCAAATTTCAAAACTTTTACAAATAGACCAATGATCTTAAAAGATCACTTTGAAATCAATGGATCTGACACAGCGCAAATTGGCTGGGTTGAAGTTTCTGGAGAAGGTGGACAAGGTGGATACTTATGGTATCTAAAATCGTCTGGTGACACTAGAACAAGATTCAATGATTATTTAGAGATGTCTATGGTTGAAGCTGAAGAAAGAGCTGCAACTGGCGCGTTTGGTGTTAGTTCTGGTACTGCTTTTGATTCAACTACAGGTGGCATGAGTGCTCCTGAAGGTTCTGAAGGTTTATTTGCTGCAATCGAAGCAAGAGGTATTATAGCTACTAATTTAGTAGATCAAGCATCTGACGCATTAGCTGATTTTGACTTGCTATTAGCTGAATTAGATAAGCAAGGTGCTATTGAAGAGAATATGCTTTACTTAAACAGAGCTTCAAATCTAGTATTTGATGACATGTTAAGTCAAGTTAATTCTAACTTTGATGGTGGTACTTCTTGGGGAGTATTTGAAAACAGCAAGGACATGGCGTTAAATCTAGGATTCTCTGGATTTAGAAGAGGTTCTTATGACTTCTACAAAACTGATTGGAAATACTTAAACGATCCTTCTGCAAGAGGGCACGTTGGTGGTATCAAAGGTGTTATTATACCTGCAGGTACTTCTTCAGTATACGATCAGACAGTAGGATCTAATGTAAGGAGACCATTCCTACACGTTAGATATAGAGCTGGACAAGCTGACGATAGAAAATTAAAATCTTGGGTTACTGGATCTGTAGGTGCTACAACATCCAATATTGACAAGATGGAGATTAACTATCTATCTGAAAGATGTCTTGTTACACAAGCTGCGAATAACTTCGTAATACTTAAGTAACATTTATATTAAAAGCAAAGGGAGCTTCGGCTCCCTAGGCTTTTATTTTATTAACAATTTATATTATATTATATCATGGAAAAAACCAAAAAAACGGCTGTAAAGCCAAAAGTAAAAGTGGTTGAAGAACCACAGGTTGTAGAACAACCAAAAGTTGAGGTTAAACAACCTCAATCTCCTAGATGGGAGGTTAAAGATAGATTATATGAACTGAATTTACAACGAATACCACCAGTTTATATAATGAAGTCAAAAGGATTATTTTATTTTGATGAGGAAAAAGCTCACGAAAGAGAAATAAAATATTGTAGAAATCAACAAACAGTTTTTGTTGACGAAATGAAAGGTCCTCAAAGACTTGGGCATATTATATTTAGAAACGGGAAATTATATGTAGAAAAAGAACAAGTAATGTTACAAAAGTTTTTATCTATATATCATCCAGAAGCTAATAAAACATACACCGAGTTTAACGCTGAAGCTATTGCAGAAGTAGAAATTGATTCATTAGATTTACAATTAGACGCTATGAATGCTGCTAAAAATCTAGAAATTGATAAAGTTGAAGCAATATTAAGAACAGACTTAGGCGATAGAGTTACTAAGATGACTTCTAAGGAGCTTAAACGAGATGTAATGATATTTGCTCAAAAGAATCCAAATTTATTCTTAGAACTTGTCAATGATGAAAATATTAATATTAGAAATATTGGTATAAAATCAGTTGAACAAAGTATTATAAAGCTTTCGAGCGATAATAGAACGTTCACATGGGCTTCAAACGACAGAAAATTATTAACTGTCCCATTTGATGAAAATCCATATTCAGCATTAGCTGCATGGTTTAAAACAGATAATGGTATTGAAGTTTTTCAAGTAGTTGAGAAAAAACTAAAATAAATAACTTTATAGAGGTAGTCATCTCTATGAGGTGACTACTTACTATAAAAAAAAGAAATTATGGCGATTAACGTAAACAAAGTATATAAAACTGTTTTATCTATATTAAACAAAGAACAAAGAGGTTATTTAACACCTTATGAATTCAATAACTTAGCTGTACAAGGTCAAAAAGAAATATTAGAAAAGTTATTTTATGATTATAATAAGTTCTTAAACTTAGATAATTTTAATCGTATAAACGAAGGTATAGCTGATATACCTGCTAAAATTCAAGAACAAATAGATGAATTTTACGCATACACAGATATAACACTAGCAAACGGTATTGGAACCCTTCCAACCGATTTATATAAAGTAATTGATCTTACAGTTACTAATCAAACAGTTCAATTAGAGAAAATAGATAAAAATAGATTAGCTTATCTAAAATCTTCACCCTTAACTGCACCCTCAACACTCTTTCCAGTATATTATCAACGAGCAGGTAGTATTGTCGTTGAACCAGCTCTAACTGATGGAGCATGGGCTTTAGGTGCTTTAAGATTACAATATTTACAAACTCCACCTGATCCTAGATGGGGTTATACAGTTAATGCAAATTATGGTATTAATATATATGATGCGAATCCTTTTGTTGCAGGCGGAGTTATATTAGGATCTCAAGGTACAGGAATAATATCAACAAACCAAACAATTGGACTAACAGATGGAGATTATGCAATAGCAATTGGCACTAATGGCGTAACAACAAGCGGTAGTGGAACTGGTGTAGGTATAACATTAACAGTATCTGGTAGTACAGTTACAGCTACTAATGTAACAGCGGCAGGATCTGGTTTTGCTGTTGGAGATACAATAACAATCCCAGCGCTAGACAATATATGGCTTGGAGCTGATGATGTTGTATTAACGTTAAGAGTTGGTGATTTATATAGTAGTTCTAGTGATGGTTCTACTGATTTTACTTTACATATATCAAATGAAACAGAATTAATAATAACTATTTTAGGTTATTCGGGTCTTGTTATTAAAGATCCTCAAGTTTTACAAGCAGCAACGCAATTAGGTCAAGCAGGCACAATTTCAAAAGCACAACAATAAATAAATTATGGGATTATTAGGAACAACAACAGCGGAACAATATTACAACAGTAGTCAAAGATTTGTAACCACAACAGCTCAAGCATCTGGTGGAGGTTCAGCAGGTGTTTATGAACTTACTGTAAGTAGTTTACCAGCAGCCGAAACAGATTTTATAATATACCTTAATGGAACTGAAATAAACAGAACATCTTATGCTTATTCTAGTCCAAATATAACCATTGATACAGCTGTTCAAGCATTAGCTGTTAGTGATGTAGTTTTAGTAGAGTTTATAGATAGATCATTAGGAGATTATAGATATATAAATTTAGTTGATATAGTAACAAACTTTATGTATGGTTTTACTGGTAACGGTAAAGTTTTAAATAATATTAATAAAAGTGACGTATTATTTCAAGCAAAAAGAGGTATACAGGAATTTGCTTATGATGTATCAAGAATGGAAAAAATTCAAGAAATTGATGTTCCACCTAGCTTAACAATACCAATGCCTCAAGATTATGTTAATTACATTAGATTATCTTGGGTTGATTCAGCTGGTGTAGAACACCCAATATTTCCAGCAAGATACACATCAAGACCTTCTGAGTCTATAGCTCAAGATGGTGATGGTGGATATTTATTTGATTCTGATGGTAATACACTAACAATAACACCAAGTGTGACAGAAGATAGATTTACTAGTCAATTTGAATTAGATAGATTCTCTGGAAGAAGTAATACAGATGATTATTATTTATTTTCACATTACATATCAAACACATACCACAAAGCATCATCAAGATTTGGATCAGATCCTGAACATGCTAACTTTAATGGTGTATTTATAATAGATGAAGCAAATGGACAATTTGGTTTTGATAGTTCAATGTCTGGTAAGACAATAACAATAAAGTATGTGTCAGATGGTTTAGCACAAGATGGCGAAATGAAAGTACATAAACTTGCTGAAGACGCTATATATAAATATATATATCATGGTATATTGTCTACAAAAATAAATATACCTGAATACCAAATACAAAGAGCTCAAAAAGATCGAAGAGCTGCGATGCGTAATGCAAAACTAAGATTATCAAATATAAAACTGGGTGAACTTACTCAAGTAATGAGAGGTAAATCAAAACGTATAAAAAGTTAATTAAATGCCAGAAATTAAAAACAACTTTATCAAAGGTAAGATGAATAAAGACCTTGATGAAAGGCTTATTCAAAAAGGAGAATATAGAGAAGCCCAAAACGTGGCTTTATCTGAATCTGATGATAGCGATTCTGGTGCATTAGAAATTTTACTAGGTAATATTGCTAAAAATATTGCCACTGATCTTAAAGATGCTAGTAACAATACTCTTTTTGCAACTAGCACTAGTATATTACCAGAAGTAATTGGTTATGTAGGAGATGTTAAAAATAAAAGAGTAATTTATTTTGTTACTAATTTCTCTGGTACTCAAACAGACGATATAAGAGCTATAACTAGAGCTGCAGGAGCTGGATCAGATTGGGTTGGTGGAACAGCATATAATATTAATCCACGAACTGGTTCTTCACCATCATTAGATCAATGTGCAATAGTACTATATGATATTCAAGAGGATAATACAATAGTATTGGCTTATGGTCCTTGGTTAAATTTTAGTATAGCTCATTTAATAACAGGCGCACAAGTTATAGATGATTTATTATACTGGACAGATAACTATAATCAACCTAGAAAGATAAATATAGCCAAAGCAAAAGCAACAGCGAATTATTACACGTGTGAAGAACAGATTAGTTTAGCAAAGTATGCTCCTTATTCTCCAGTACAATTACTTAATAGAAGTGGTTATTGGGCTGAAGATGATGAAGCTACTGATGATGTAATAACCGATAAAACAAATGGTAGTATAAAATCTGAATATATGAGAGATAAGTTTATTAGGTTCTCATATAGATATAAGTTTGAAGATGGTGAATATTCAATTATGGCACCATTTACACAGATTGTTTTCGAACCATTAAACAATGGCGCAATATCAGACACTGAAGATACTGCAAACGCGATGGCTAATCAACCAACGATAGATGTATCAAAACATAGTGTTTATAGAAAGACAACTGTTGATTTAATGCAAAATGCTATTAATAAAGTTGTTTTAAGAATACCTATGCCTAACTTAGATGAAAGAGACGCAAGTTTTAATCCTAGTTTTGGTGCTTATGCTAATGATTACAAAATTGATTCAGTAGAAATATTAATTAAAGAATCTGATGGTTTAGCCATTAGATCTGTTAAGAGTATAAAAGTATCAGAGATGACTAATTCTGATTTTGATTGGTATTCCATAAAACCATCGTCTACTGCTGATACTTATAAGAGACAAACTTTAAAATATGTTTATAAATCTGAACAACCTATTAAGGTTTTACCAGAAGATCAATTAATAAGAGTTTACGATCAAGTTCCTCTTATGGCAAAAGCTTTAGATATAGTTGGTAATAGAGTTATATTAGCTAATTATGTTGAAAATTATCAATTTCCAAAAGATCAAGCTGGTAAAAGAGGTATCGATTATACGTTAGGTGTGGATAGTAAAGGCGATCAAGAATTTGGTCAAACCCACGGTTTAATACAAAAAACATTTAATGCTTATAAGTTCCATTCTATTAAACAAAGAAGAACATATCAAGTAGGTATGGTATTTGCGGATAAATATGGTAGACAATCTCCAGTTGTATTATCATCATCTACAGCTAATGACGCAGACACTATAACAACATCACCTGTTACATCAGATTATTCAGATACTGTTATAACAACAGCTACGGGTAGTACAAGTGGAACTTCAACAACAGTAACTTTAACCGCAGACAATACTAATATAGCGGTAGGTATGGAAGTTGTTGGATCTGGTATAACAACTGGAACAACAGTAGCTAGTATAACTGATGCTGACACTATTGTATTATCAGCCGCGTTTGCTTTATCAGGTATTCCAATGTCATTTAAACACCACAGTTGGACAGCAAATCAAATAGCTTATGGAGAAGGTTTAGCTATAATATTTAATGACTTACAACTTTTTCAAAGTTTACAACACATGTATAATGGTACTTTTAGTGCTACTTTTAATCCACATGGATGGTATTCATATAAAATTGTTGTTAAACAATCTGAACAAGATTATTATAATATTTACGCTTCACATCCTTTTGATGGTTGGGATAATATAGAAGATGAAAGTAATACAAGTAGAGATGGTGGAAAAAGTTTTTTAAGTTTATATGGAGATAATATAAATAAAGTGCCAAGATCTATTAATGATACAGATCTTAATAGAAAAGGTGTGATGGGATCTGAAGAAAGATTATATCCTAAAGTAGTTTTTAGTACAAGTGGAGCTTCTATTCAAAACGCTCAATTGCACGAACCAGGTGAGGTAATAACGTTAGGTGATGCATTTGAACAAAATTTATACATGTCTGGAGATGATAATGCTTCTGGTACTGGTGGTTTTAGTATATATAACTTTATATACAGTAAAGATAGAAACCCTTTAATAGCAGAATTACCTAATTTAAAAGTATATCACGCTTCTGGTACTGGTAACAGTACTATATCAGAATATTATGTTCATACTACTACTGATAAATCTGATGAAGTTAAAATTGCTACTGACATGGAGTCGAATAATTCAGCTATAGGAAGTAATGATGATTTTAATGGTTATTCTGTTAATGCTACAAATTTAGCTTTTCGTTCAGATAATAAAACAGTAAAAGTTTTAGATTATGCTTCGGGTGCAAATAACAACTTAATAACAATGAGTAGTCTACAAACTCTTACGTTAGGTGATAGGTTATTACTTACTAGATCTTATGAAGGTTTATCCGTTTTTGAAACAGAACCTTTTAAATCTAATATAGATATATATTATGAAACTGGCACTTGTGGATTAGTTGAAGATTTAAATGAAGAATTAAGTGATACCTCAGCTGTAGTTAATGCACCAGACAATTTTACATCAAGTGCAACTTCTTTTCCAGAAGGAACTTCAATAGGAGGAACTATTGCTACTATTGACGCTGATGATAATGCATCTCCTGATAATTTATCTTTCAGTGTTACAGGTGCTACGCTTGGAGATTCAACTGATGTTTCAGGTAAAATTGCAGTTAACTCTTCTACTGGAGTATTAACCGCAACTGGAGGTTTTAGACATCATGGAGGAGGTTCAAGTCGTGATACTGTGAATGTTAATTTTCAAATAAATGATCCAAATTCAGGATCTATATACCCATCTCAAGCATATACAGTAACACCATCTGTACCAACATTTACCACTTCTTCTACTAGTGCTAGTCTTTCTCCAACTGCTGGAAGTAATGTAACTGTGTATACAGATAGCAATGTAACAAATGGATCTAGTTTAACTAATGAAAATCATTATGGTGCTAGTAACGGTTCTATGACAGTTACTTGGGCTATGGGAAGTTCAGCATATAATACTTATTTTCTGGTAACTATTTCTGGTAACACTATGACTGTTAAAACAACATCTAGTTGGACGCAATCAAATGCTCAATCTTTCTTTATAGATTCGACAGCTAGTAATAGAGTAATGACAATAACAGTAAATGATGGTATGGCTAGTAATAATACTACAACTATGAATCTAACAATAGCTGAAGGTATAACATCTGAAACAGGTGCTTTAACAGTTTGCGGTCCTAGTGAATGTGATGCTTGTCAAGAAGCTCAAAGTATATTTTATGCGACAGTTGGTACAGGAACAGTATATCCAACTGTTGATAATAGTGAATTAAGAGTTCATGTAGGTAATTTAGTTTATACAAATTCAACATTAACAACTTTTGCCTCTGCTGGTTTTTATTTATATCAAACCGCCGCGGTATCACCTGGATTCTGGTGTGTACAAATTAATAGTAGTGGATCAGTAACATCGGTAACTGAAATAGAAGAATGCGACGATAGAGAATCTCCAGGATAGATAATTAAAATGGCTAAGAGAGAATATGACAATGGTGTAGTATTTGATAAAAGATGGGTTAAACCAACTACTGAGTTATTTTTAAAGTGGTGGGAAATGTTTAGTTTGTTTAATGTACATGATTATGAATATTATTTAGTTGGTGGATTTATTAATAAAAAAGATACCAAAGATATAGATATAATAATACAAGGTAATATTAATAAAAAATTAAGATTAATATTAAATTTAGCTAAACTAATAGGTTTAAAAGATGGTTTACTAATAGATATGTTTTGGTCTGATGTATTAGATCCTTTTCCTGATGGTAAATACAAACCTTTAGTTAAAATTAGAGACTTTAATGAAATTAAAATAACTAGAGGAGATTTAGTTCCAAAAACATACACACATAACTATGGTGGAAAAGAAATATTCAAAGGTTTATTTGAAACTAGTTATAAAGAACCTGGAAAAAAAATATTAAAAAGTAAAGAATATAAAAATAAATATATAAAAATAAAAGATTTTATAGATGGCACAACCAATAGAAATAGCGTATTATAATTGTTTTATACTAGCTGGTGGAGTTAGATGGGGAGATTGGCATGTAGAAGAAGCTAGAATACGAGGTGGATATAATGAAACATCAGTTGATTTTGGTGTTAAAGCATATACTACAGATGAAGAATATGGTCCTAGACGAAGAGGTAATGCTATGATGTATTCTGGAATATATAATTCTAAAACAAAAGTAAATAAAACAAATGAATTTCCTATTGGTAGTGCAATAACTAGAGCTGTTGATATTGCTAATGGTAATATACAGAAATTACATGCAGAAGATACAAATATAAATATATTTCAAGAAAATAAAGTTAGTAGAGCTCTTATAGATAAAGACGCTATTTATACAGCTGAAGGACAAGCATTAACTACAGCTGGTGCAAAAGTTATAGGACAAGTTATACCTTACTTAGGTAAATATGGTATAAGTAAGAATCCTGAGAGTTTTGCTTTTCATGGTGGAAGAAAATACTTTGCTGATAAAAATAGAGGTGTTATATGTAGATTAACTAGAGATGGTGTCACACCTATATCTATGTATGGAATGAAGGACTTTTTTAGAGATAATTTAGCATTAGTCGCTTCTGAACCTAACTTTATAGGTGGTACAACTGGTAGTGGTACTAACAGAATTTTTGGAATGTATGACGAAAAACACGATCAATACATAGTATCTCTTCAAAACTCTAACATTAGTGTTGGTAAGAAAACTGATGAATATGGAGTTATCCAAACTGATACAGGTTTTGCAACACTTGGTTTTTCAGAAGGATCAAAAGGTTGGGTTTCTTTATATTCTTATAAACCAAGTTTCGGATTAAGTTTAACAAACCATTTTTACACATTTAGTAATAGATATATATGGAGACATTATGATCCAGAAGCTGAATACAATAGATTCTATGGTTGGACATCTAAAGATCCTTCGTATGTTAAAATTATAATGAACGATGCACCAGGTAGTATAAAAACATTCCATACGTTAAGTTACGAAGGAACAGAAGGTTGGGAAATGGAAACAGGGAGAGCAGAGAATGTTTTTAAACAAGATGCTTTAAATCCTCGTCAATTTGAACAAGCATATAAAATACCTAAAAAAGGTGTGACTATAATAGATGAAACTGGTGCTGCAAAAGATATTGGTTTTAAGCTAAAAGAAAGTAAATATTACAGAGAACTTATACAGGACGAACCTTTTGCTGTAGCTGATTATACAGCAGACTTTAATAGAAACATTTTCAATACAACAAGTGGTATAAAAGGTTATCACGCTGAATTTGAAATACAGTACTATGAACCTACAACTATCTCTAATGAAGAAAGAGCAGAGTTATTCGGTATCTCTAATGAAATAAATATATCATCAAAATAAATTAAAAAATATGGCAATAGGAGCAATAATTGGAGCAGCGACGTCAGCAATTGGAGGAATAGTCCAGGGTATTGGTGCGGCAAAAGCTGCTAGAAGAGCTAGACGTCAGGCGAAAAAATTACGAGGGCAACTTAAGAGATTAGTAGGCAATAGACAAGATATTATAAATCCTGCAGATCAAATAGTCGATAGATCAGGCATGATACAGAATCAATTCTCAAATTTATCAGTAGCGACAGGTGCTGCAGAAATGCAAGCAGAAGAAGCTGATATTAGTTTAGCTAATACATTAGATACATTAAGAGCTACTGGAGCTGGTGCTGGTGGTGCAACTGCTTTAGCACAAGCTGCTTTAAGAAGTAAAAAAGGTGTTGCAGCTACAATAGAAAAACAAGAGGCACAAAATACAAGATTAAGAGCTCAAGGTGCTCAAGCTGCACAACAAGC